TCTACCACCTTGTCATGCAGCATGGCATCTCGCAGCACGACGAGGGAGGCGATGGCCTTGGTGACGTGGTGCAGGCCGACCTTGCTGTCGGGGTCCTCGTCCTCCCCCTCCCACCAGGCCGCCAGGTGCCTCCAGGCCGCGTCGTAGTAGACGGAGAAGCGCACGCCCACGGCGCGGTAGTTGTGTCTCCCGTACTTGCGCGCGCCCTCCATGAGCGCCAACCCCAGCTCGCCCATGACTGGCGCGGGGATGACCGAGACGGGTACCTTAGCGATCCCCACCGCGTCCTTCGGGTTGGTGTCCTTAGTCACGGGGAGAACTGCCTCGTAGCTGGTGATGCTCTCTCTTTCTTCCGATAGCTCAGACATTTTAGCCTCCCTAGAAATCTTAGATACGAACATCAGCCTCGATGCGCTCGCTTACCTCGTTGAACTTGGATCGGACAGCCTCTCCCAGATTGACACCAGCCTGCCAGGACAACAGGTCGAGATAGATTGCCACGTCGGCAAACTCTTTCGCGAGCGCGGGTCGAGCCTCCTCCAGGGTGAAGTCCCCGCGTTCTATCTTCTTGATGATATTCGCCGCCTCCCCCAGCTCGCCTAAAGTTGCGTTTGACCACTGTCCCAGGCAGAAACTTGGCATGCCCCTGGTCTCGAAACAGGGTTGCCGCGCTACTGTTGCAGCGCGCAGGGTGTCAAATGTCAAGTCAGACATTCTTGCCTCCCGTGTAGCCGCCCAGGACACCGACGATGACCTCCACGGCCTCCTCCAGTGACCCCAATACCCAGTTGGCGCAGGCGTTCAGCACCGGGTGCTCCCGCACGTCGGGATCGTCTGTCACCAGGATGACGGGGCGGTCTAGCATCCTGGCCCAGGCCATCTCGCACATGGTGCCCCAGGACTGGCGGCGACCTTCTGCGGGCCTGGGTAGGTAGGCCAGCGTCATGTCGCAGTTGCGCACGTCGAAGACGTTTTTGGACGTGATGGCGCGAGAGGTCCCGAACAGGTTGTCGGCGTAGTCGGGCAGGTACCTCCCGCCGATTAGTGGCTCACAGCGCAGGGGACTCACCGCGACGATACCGTGGCCCCCAAGCATTCCGTCAACCGCTCGTCGCCAGTCGTGAGCTTCAGCCTCGTCGCAGCCGAGAATAGCCCCAGCAAGGTAGACGTACCTAGCCATCATTCTCCTCCATCATATTAGGATGCACGGTATGGCGGGCCACCTCGCCATGCTCCGAGTGGTACACGATGGCCTGCATGCCCCGGATGGGGCGGTATCCCTTCTGATGCGCCCAGGCGTCGGCGGGCGGCAGCACGCGGAAGCTCTCGACGGTGCACCCGCTGTAGTCCTGTGCGCTTATCGCGGGCTGTGTCTTGCCGTGGTGGACGTGCCCGGTCCACCAGTGGCGGTGCTCGGTCTCCCCCCAGTGCTGACGCTGGTCGGCGGCCATGGTGAGAGGCAGGTTCTTCATGTGCGTCCCGTGGCCGTGGTGCGTGCCGATCAGCACATTGCCATGGCGATGGTAGTGGTAGTGCTTGGGGGACGTGTCCACCATGACGCGCGGCTCGTTTTCGTAGGCTATGCGCAGGCACTCGGCCAGGAAGACGGACGAAGATAGGTCGTGGTTACCTATCTCCACGATTACCTTTACCCGCCGGTGGGCTCGCAAGGCGGCGTCAACGGAGTAGCGCATCATGCGCACGGCGGCCTGCACCATCTTGGGGAAGCGCGTGTCGCTGTCGAGCGTGTTGCGAGAGGTGGGCGTGATGGCCTCGAAGCTGTCGTAGTGGAGAAAGTCCCCCAGGAAGGCCACGAGGGCGCTCCCGCACGGCCCTACGGCGCGCACGAGGTGGTCTGTGGCCCCCCGAAGCAGGTTCTCCGCAATCTGGGTGTCGTAGTTCCCTCCCGTCTCCCGCACCCAGGAGAACATGCCGACGTGGTGATCTCCTACGGGGTACCCCGCCAGGAGTTCATTATCTGGATGCACGCCAGAAGGTGCCGGCGCTGGCTCTACACGCACGATGTCCTTCTTCAGCTCCTCGGCGACCGCGCGCCACGCCGCCTCGCGAGCCTTCAGCTCTGGCTTCTCGGCCACCCACTGCTGGGTGACGCTACCCTCGGCGTCGTAGTGGGTGGCGAGCTTGGTGATGGTCTTCGGATCAGGAAGCTGGACAACCTCCCCAGGGTCGCGACCTTCTTGCCTGGTCTTGTCCCAGCGCTCCCTCGTCTCGCCCTCAGGACCGAGCAGCTCCGACTGGCCCCTGAGGACCATGCCAGGGGGCACGTTGGCCGGGGGTTGGCTGTAGTAACCTCGTAGCGCAGCCTTGCTTTCTACTGCTTTCTTAGCTTGCCCGACAAGGCTGGGGCTAACCTGGTACTGAGCCGCCGCCTTCTCAGCTGAGCCGTAAGTTTCCCAAGCTTCTAGCAGCTCCCACTGGCGATGGGTGGCGTACGGTCGAAGGCCGGGGTCTAGCTCGAATGCCATGTTGTTCTTCCTATTGCGTGAGGTACTGGACGTAGGCGAGCAGCGAGGTCACGTGCTCGGCCACGATGAGGAACAGGTCGATCATGTCATCTCCTACCTGGTGTCACGTGACACCGGCTCTGGGCAGTAGCGGGTGAAGAAGTCGTCGGCGTCCATGATGATAAGCCACCCCTGGCGGTTGCGGCGGTGCAGGACTGCGGGCACGTCGTCCTCGACGGCGTCCTCGCGCGCCTGCTCCATGGCCGGGTACAGGCTCAGGGACTCCACGCGCTTCACCTCCAGGTGCAGGCCGGGGACGGAGTGCACCACGTCGGGGCTGTCCTGCCCGCCCTGGAACTGGCGCCCGCGCCGCGCCTCGAACCCGTGCTCGCGCAGGAAGCGAGCGGCCTCAAGCTCGCCACGCTTCCCCTTTTCCCTGGACTTCTTACCCATCTAGGATCGCTCCATCTCTGAGGAATTCTAACGTGTCCCACTCTTCGAAGGGCCTAGGCAACTCACCGAAGGAGATCACGCGTGGCTCGTTCTCGGGGTGGATCGCCAAGACGTAGCTGTCCAAGACCGCTACTTCCCAACCGATTGGTACGGTTGCCAAGACTTTCCCGTCTATCTTACCCATCATCTCCCTCCTTCTCTCTCGTGACGTACACCAGCACCAGGGTGTTGTCTCGCGGGTCGCAGAAGCCCTCGACCAATATCCCTTCTGGATAGACGGTCCCCCTGCGCCTCTTGTCCCACTCGGTTTCGTTGACGACGCGGCACACGTAGCGCGGCTTGGGCAGGATGCGCGGCATGTCGCGCAGGGCGGCGCGGTCGCGCACCATGACGGCGTCGGCTTGTACGTAGATCGTGAGAGGGTCGCGCTCGATCTCGGTGAACCGGACAGCCCCGCTCTCTACCAGGGCCTTAGCAACCTCCCTCACGGCGTTGGCCTTGGCCTCGTTCATTACAGCGTCCCGTCTGCCGATGAACTTCGTCAGCACCTGCTTGGGCACGACCGCCGTTCCCTGGATCACCTCCAGGAGGGAGTACAGCTTCTCGTAAGCGCTCATTTCCGGTACCTCCTACCGTTCCACACCTCAGCCCTAACGGGCCAGTTCTCTGCCCACCTGGGCAGCTCCTCCATGATCTCCTGAAACTCCTCGTCGGAGCCCCGGCCATCGGGCACCTCGCAGACCACCTCGTCGTACACGCTGAGTATAACCGGGTAGCCGTAGCGGTCGGCGCGCAGCTCGGCGGGCTTCAGCAGCTCCCGGCTGGTGGCCTGCACGGCGTTCTCGGTCAGCTTACCCCCGTAGGTGTGCACCCTGCGCCAGCGCCCCTCCTTCTGGCACTGGTAGGTAAGCGTCGGCCTGGGCTCGTGCCCGCACTCTCCCGCCGCGCACTCCTCCAGCTCGCGGGGCTTGTGCCACGGGGGCATCATCATCCTGGTCTCGGGAGCCCAGTACCAGAGGCGCTTGTCGTTGGGTAGGATCATCGTGAGCCAGCCGTCCACGCGCTCGAAGCCCACGTCGCGGTAGCCGTAGCAGGAGCCGGGGCGCTGGGTGGCCGCGAGCGCGGCGTCCCCCAGGCAGCGCCAGAAATCGGTGGTGGCCGGGTGCTCGCTGCGCCACGCTCGCACGAAGCCCAGGATGTCCCCGTCCTCGTGGCGGTCGCTGTGGTCGAAGTTACGCCACGCCCCCAGCGCGCCCTGGTACCCGAACGCCAACTCCCCTATCTTGCCATCCTGGCGCTCCATGGGGTAGGTCTCCTTGCTCACGGACCCGACCGGCAAGCCGTGTATCTTCTCGGCCATGCGCTCGTAGATCAGCACCTCGTCACGGAACGCCTCGACCTTCCACTCCTCCCCCGCGAGGACCGCGAGGATTATGGCCTCGATAGACACGAAGTCGCCCGCGACGATGCGGTGCCCCTCATCGGGCACGATCCAGTAGCGGGACGCCTTGCCGATGGCCGTCATGGTGTCACCGTACAGGCAGTTGAGCCAGCGGGCGTCGCCGCGCATGATGTCGCGCACCAGCTGCTCGGGGTCCATCTTGTCGAAGCCCCGGCTGAGGTTGAGGGGCTGGAAGCCGGTGCCGGTGTTGCGTCCCGTGACCGCGCCGTGGTACCTGGTCTGGAAGCGCGCCCGCCCGTCTCGCCCCCGCTGCCTCGCCATGGCGTCCAGCTTGCGAGTGCTGGCGCGGCTGTGCTCGCGGCGGATAAGGAGGGCGTCGCGCACCTCGCGGGAGGGTAGGTCGTCCTCGTCCAGCAGGTCTCCCAGCGTGTCCTTCTGGAGGTTCTCCAGGTCGGGCAGGCCGTTCTCCCTGAACCACGCCAGCACCTTCACCGTCTGGCCGGGGTTCAGGTCCGTGATCTCGCGGAAGTCCGCCGCCAGCTCCTCGGCGCGGGAGTCCACCACCTCGCGCGCTGTGACGATGCCCCCCGCATCCAGGCCCAAGCCGCGTGCGTTGACGCGGAAGTCGTGGACGAAGACGCGCTCCTCCTCCTCCGGCAGGCTCCCCAGGACGCGCCCCACCTCGCGCTCCTGGTCCACGTCCTGCTCGCAGTAGCCGACGAACGCCTCCACGTCCTCGGGTGGGATGTCGCGCTGGGCGGTCTTGAGGTGCAGCTTGCTGTACTTGGTGATGAGGCGGGCGCCCGCCGGGTCCTTGCCGGGCAGGCCCAGCACCTTACACAGGTTGTCGAGGGCGGCGGGCAAGGCGTAGTAGCAGGCGACGGCCATGCTGTCGCGGTAGCGCTCGACGGGGATCGGGGGCCCCCCGTGCCGGGGCACCATCACGTTGTGCCAGACAGCGTACTCGAATGCGGCGTTGTGGGCCTCGAATAACACGTCAGAGTCTTCCGCCAGCTCCATCAAGCGGCCTAGGCCCTTCTGGCTCGGGCATTCAAAATTAGGGGCCACATCCGGATTCGCCCAGGAGCCGATGAGGCTGTCGTCGAGCGCCCAGCTGGCGCAGATCACGCGCGTGCTGGGGTGTTCGGAGTAGGCCCAGGCCCCGACCTTCATCAGGTCGGCCTCGCTCTGGGTCTCGAAATCGTGGGTGAGGATCACGGGGACTTCGCGTACCGGAAGCGCCAGCCGAAGAACACCCGGAACCAGAGGCGAGCCCACCAGCTGGGCCACGCTGTCAGACCCGCCGTGATGCAGGCCGCCTTGCCGAAGGGCTCGAACTTGCACACGACCTGCGGGGGCATCCTCACCACGTGCTGCACGCTCTTCCAAGGGTTTCCGTACCTGTCGAAAGCACCTTCTACCATCATCAGCCTCCCCAAAAAGGCGCGGGTTTATGGAGGAGAGAGCCCGCGATCTCCTGGTGAGCTGGTATGTCTCACCGCCACTCCCGTACGGGAGCTGGTCTAGCCGCGCTGGCGCCGGCCCTTGGTCTCGCTGCCCTCACCCATCATGGGCTTGAACATGCCGGAGCGATCCATGCCCAGGCGCTCGCCGTCGCGGAGGAACTGGTAGCCCTCCAGGTAGAAGGTGACGCCGCGCTCCTGGACCTTGTACGCCTGCACCACCAGCTGGGCGCGCCCGTAGGAGCCACCGTAGATGGTGCCCCGGTCGGTAAGGGGCAGCTCCTCGCCGTCCGCGCCGGCCACGAACACGCCACCGGGAGCGTTGTCGCCGTGGGAGTTGAACTGCGTCGCCGCGCGGATGACGGTCATCCCCCGGTAGGCGTCGCCGCTCTTGCCCTTCTTCTCGCGCTCGTCCGCCATCGCGTTGCCGTCGCGCAGCGGGCTCCTGATCCCGCCGCCGTCGTAGTCCTTCTCGGCGGGCTTGCCCCACTCAGCGACGGCGGCAGCCACCACCATGTCCTCCAGCTTGTCGAGGAAGGGGGCGTCGTTGGCGAAGGCCAGCTCCACCTTGTACTTGGGCTCGGCGTCCTTGCCCTGCTCGTTGGTGTAGGCGTCCTTCTCAAACAAGGAGTGGACGATGAGACGCCCCTCCTCCGTCATCACGCGTATCTTGTCCTGTGGTGCGGCCATGGTTAGGCTCCTTTCGCTTTGAACATGCTCTTGACGCTTGGTCCCGCCTCCTGGCGGGAGTCCTTCTCGGGCACCAGCTGGTTACCCTTGTCGGGCTTGTACGCCTCCCTCGTGGCGAACGCCTTACCCTTGGGAAGCTTGTCGATCTGCGCGGGCGACTTCAGCGCGGGTGGGGTGAAGGCGTCGTCTCCGAACTCCGCTCTCGCTCTGCCGTCCGCTCCCTCCTTCCACTCGCGGTTGGACTTCGCCTTCACGAGCTTGTAGCCGGGTATCATCTGCCCCTTCTCGGCACGCACGAAGCCGGTCTCCCGCGCCGCCTTGAGCGCGATGTTCATGGGCACGCCCAGCTCCAGCAGACGGCCCAGCTCCTCGTTGGTCAGGTGTGGTGTGCCTCCCTTCTTCTCCGTCATGGCGAGTATCCTCCTCATCTCCTTGGCGTCTTTGGACAGCTGCGGGCAGGCCTGGAAGCGGGCGGGACAGAAGCGACAGTGCTCCCCGCTGGCGGTGTCACGTGACACCATGGCTCGGTTCATGGCGGGGACGAGAAACCCCTCGCGCCACTGCCACAGGTCGGGAACCGAGATCGACCACTCGCGCACGGGACCCGACGAGTGCCACCCGCGAGGCTGAACAATGTGGAGCACGACGCGGTCAACCTTGAACCACAGGTCCAGCTCCTCCAGCATCCCCACCGCGTAGTACATGCACTGCCAGTTCTCGACCACGTCCACGACGATGCCCGCGCCGTGCTTGTAGTCCCACACGTGCAGAGTGTCCCCCAGCACCCCCTCGGTCCACTCCTCGCTCTCCACGGCAGTGAAGTCAGACTGCCCGTAGAACAGCTCGTGGATGGTGGGACAGTGGAAACGACGCTCCACCCAGGACCAGTTACCGTGACCCGCGTAGCTACCGTGGGTCTCGCGAACGGCGTCAAGGTAGACCTGGACGGCGTCGGCCATGTCCTTGTCTACTTTGTGGCACTCGCGCGCCTCGATAAGGTCTGGGCGCCATAAGCCCACATTGGGACGAACCGCCATTCCAGTGTGTTCCCAAGCATCGGTACCATGCCCCAGGCAGTACGCCGCCAGCGTGTGCGCCGCCGTGCCCAGAGCAGAGTACTCGCTGTCCGGGTCCTCGGCCCCCTCGCTCAGCTGGACGGAGCCGGGGCAGGGCACCCAGCGGTAGATGCCGCTACCCCCAAGAGGAGAGTGGCCATTCGGCGCGGTCACAGCAGCGCCTCGCGGGCGACGTAGGCCACGGGGTCCAGGTACTTCACCCACACGTTACTCGCAGAGAAGCACGCAACGGTCACGAGGCCGGACAGCGCGCAGACGGTGGTAGAGACGGCTCCCTCAGCGTCGTTGAACCGCTCCTTCGCTAAGAGCCACACGATGACGGCTAGGGAGGCGAGGAAGAACGCGCCGGCGACCGCTCCGCCCATGAGCTGCACCGTCCCCCCGATCTGGACGGCGCGTACGAGGGCGTCCAGCGCCTCTGGTGCCGGCCGAGTGCCCGCTTCCTCAAGGCGCTCGACTAGCGCGATCAGCTTGTCCTCCATCACTCAGCCTCCTTCTTGGCCTGCTTCAGCGCGTCCAGGAACTTCTGGCGCTGGCCCGCCTTCAGGTCGTTGAGCTTGGTCGCGCCCTTGAATTGGCTCAGGACCTCCATCACGCCCTCGGCCCCGATCACCGGGGCGGACTGAGACGCCGCCTTGGTCAGGTCTTCGTCGGTTACCTTGCTAGAAGGGGATGCGGCAGCCTTTCCCTCGCTGGCACGGCGGCCTTTCCTGGTCTCGCCACCACCCGCATCCGGGGCAGACGAGCCATCCTGGTCGCTGCCAGCGGCAGCTCGGGCACGGCGTCCGCGTCGTGGTCCGCCCGCAGCCGCCGCACCGGTAGGGTCCCCCTCAGAAGGGGATTTCGCCGCCGCATTCTGTGCACGGCGTCCCCTCCGTCCAGCACCCGCAGCAGGGGCATCGGTAGGGTCCTCAGCGGAAGGCTCCTCCTCCGCACTCTTCTCGGTGGCCGCAGCCTGGGCAGCGCGGCGGCCCCGCCTCCCGCCAGTACCAGCGGAACTCTCGGTCGCAGGCGGGGCATCGGTAGGGCGAGGATCGCCACCCTCGGTGTCACGTGACACCACCTCCCCTCTCTCGCAGGCGAACGACGCCGTGGTCGTGAGCGTGCGGACACCTAGGTCCTCGAAAAACTCGACCTCCTCACTCGTCATCTCGTCGTCGTTCACGTGCACGTGGGGCACGTGCAGCCGGAGCGTGACGGCGTAGCCGCTGCCGTGCTCCTCGATCTGTATCCCGTTCAGCTTCATGGCTTGCCTCCCGCGCTGACGTACATCCCGTAAGCCGTGGCTATGGCGCTCGCCATCGCCTCCAAAGCCCGGCTAGAGTGTTCGTCGCTCATCCCCTGAGCGACAGCGTAGCTGGGCAAGCTGAACCGAAGCGTGATGTCGTACCCGTGGTCATCGCCCTCGGTCACGTGCGTTCCGTTGATCTTCATGTTGAAACCCTCCTAGATTTCCCAAGTGGTCGATGATACTCTCCTCAGTCTCGCACGTCAAGGGCCTCGTGGATGGAGGCGTCCTTGACGATGGCGGTCCCCATCACCCTCTCGTCCAGCGAGTTGGGGACCACCGGGACGTGGCCGATTAGCTTGTCCCCCTCTTGGCCGAAGCGGTGGACGCGGTCGAGCAGCTGGTCGTTGCGCCCCGGCACCCAGTCGGGCTCCGCGAGCACCACGTCCTGAGCCGCTGTCAGGGTCCACCCCTCCCCCAGGGGCTTCATCTGCCCCAGGATCACACCTATGTCTACGTCCGCCTGGAACTGATCTACCGCCGCCTGCTTCCTCTTGGGCGCCGTGTTGCCGTCCATATATACCAACCCTAGGTGGGACAGGCGCTCGCGCAGCACGTCCAGGACGTTGTGGTGCCACGCGGCTACTATGACCTTGCGGGTCCCCTCCAGGAACAGCTCCTCCACGTAGTTGGCCACGGACTTGGCCTTCTCTTCCCCCAGCAGACGCCGCGCCGTGGAGATGGCCCCGTCTACGGGTATCCCCCGGTCGAAGGCGGCGGGGTTCATCTCGTACAGGTGCTCGGCCTCGACCCAGCCGGGGTGTTTCATCGCTCGTCGCATGCCTGGCGTGGTCGCCAGGGGGAAGACGTGCCACTGCTTGTCGGGTAGCTCGGGCATAACGTCTCTCTTGAGGCGGCGGACCATAAGGTAGGTGCGCAGGCGCAGGCGCAGGTCGTCCATGCGGCGAGGCACGTTGCGCACATGGGTGGAGTAGTGTAGGCCCGTTTTCCACACCGGGTTTCCGTCGTCGTCCTCCGTGAGGTACGGCCCTCGAATGAACCCCTCCCCCTCCTCGTAGTAGAACTCGCGGAAGGTCTCCAAGGAGCAGCAGTTGATCGCCTCCCAGTTCAGCAGGCGGATAGCGCGATACACCTCGACGGGCTGGTTGGGCAGGGGGGTCCCGGTGGCCATCGTGACGCGCCCCACCACCTTTACCAGCAGGTCTACGGCCTCGGTGCGCCGGTTGCCGCGAGGGTCCTTGAGGTAGTGGGCCTCGTCCAGGATAAGGTGGTCCCACCTCAGGACGAGAAGGGCTCGCATGATGTCCGGGTTACGTAGCAAATCGTAGGAGATGATTACGAAGTCAGCCTGCGGACTGACCCCGTCTGCCGCCCTGAGCACTGTGTAGGTGCGCACGTTGGGAACCATGGACCACATCCACACCTCCCGCTCCCAGTTGAGGCGCAGGCTGGCTGGGCACACGATTAGGGTGCGCCCGCTCTCGATGGCGTTGTCCACCAACAGGGCCTCGCAGCTCTTGCCCAAGCCGGGAGCATCCCCCAGCATGGCGTGATCCCTGGACAGGACGTACTCGGCCCCCGCCAGCTGGTACCGGCGGGGGGTCATGCTAGAAGGGTAGGGGGCCTCGTAAAAGTGGGGTTCGGTCGCCCAGCTAGCCTTCAGGCTGTAGCCAGTTGTCACCAATGCCACTCGCCCGTGGCGGGGATGATGTGGTTGAGGTAGAAATAGCCGGGGGGCATGTCAACGAAGGCGTAGAAAACATCGTTGCCGTCGTGGGCAAGGAAGGCTCCCTCGCCTCCCTCTTGGTGAAGCCTCTCAGCTTCAGCGATAGCGTCCTTCATCTTCATGGCGTAACTCCTCCTGTCATCTTCTGGGTGCGGTACTGGGGCTGCGCCGCGAGGGCGCAATGCGGGGAGCAGTAGGCCGGGTCGTTGCCGGGGAGGCGGCGGGTCATGTCTCGGTGGCATAACCCGCACTTGCACCTCCACCGGTTCAGCCAGTCCCGCCACTCCCCGAAGTCGAGGACGATGTCACGTGACACCATCAAGCCGGGTCACACCACCAGCGCCAGCCGTCAAGGGTAACCGTACCTGGGCGTTGCTCGCGCGGGATGACCTGGATGTTGTCCCGGTAGTAGGCGATGAACCGGCGCAGGGCGTCTCTCTCATCTCTCGTCTTGTTCGCCTCGTCGATGAGGCGCTGGCGGTCGGCCTTGAAGGTGGACACCACGTACTGGTTCGAGTCGCGTGCACTCTTCGCCTCGGCCCCGTCTCGCTCGTCGGTCAGGCGCTCCTCCACCTCCTCCATCTCTGTGACACGTCGGGCAAGTTGCTCCCTGCGATCATGGAGGGCGTTGAAGTCTACAGGCACGAGGGTTCCTCGATGTCCTCTTCCAGCGCCGTCACGCGCTCGTCTAGGTCGATGATGGCGTCTCCTGAACGCCACTCGTGGTACTTCGTCATGTCTCTCTCTCCTCCTGTGGGTCTGATACGTAGCAGGGGTAGGCGTCGGCATCTATGGAGCAAAAGCTCACGGCATACCCCTCCCGATCAGGCCGGTGGGGCTGGGCAAGAGCGCCCGCACGAGGGCCTTGACGGCCAGGGGCGTTAGCTTGACCCCGGCCTCGATGGCTGCGAGGCGCACCTTCGTCGTCAGCTCCGCTATCGTCGAACCCACCACACCCTCGACTTCAAGGGTGAGCTTGAAGTCGCCGTTCTCTACGTGGAGGAGCGCGCGGCGCACGTCCTTGCCGCCGACAATGGTCGCCTTCCTGAGGCACGGGCCGGTGGGCTCGGTGGGGCAGGCGAACTCCAGCGAGCCGTAGTTGGTGCCCAGGTAGCCCTGGGCGCTGGGGTCCCAGGGGCGGTCACCGCTGGCGCAACCAGATAGGGCTAGAACCACCATCCCGGCAAGCAAGATGAGGCCCCCCAAGCGCAGCAAGCTCCTGTCAGTTGGGTTCATCACGAGGTGCCCCGGTCTTCAGTGACGCTGCCGATGAACACGCCGTCCTTAAACAGCTCGTTCGTTTGCGCGGGGCCGTAGAGGCGGGCGTCCACCATGCGGCGCACGCTCTCGCGAGTGAGGTTGAAGTGGGCCAGGGCGTCGGGCACCTGCTCCACCACGTAACCGGCGGCGGCTGCCACCTTCGCGTTTCGGAGGTGGGCTCCAGACAGGCCCCTGTCGATGTACGCCGTGGTGCGCTTCTCGGCGAACTCGACGGCGGTGTCCAGCACGTCGAGGAGGTACAGGCGCACGGTCTCGTCGCCGTCCAGCTTGAGCTTCCTGACGAACCAGCGCGCCGCCCACGCGCCCAGCGCGGAGACGACGGCGAAAAAGAGGGGAACGGAGACCTCCACGAGGGGGGTCAGGTCAACATCCATTGTGGGTACTCCTGGTAGGGGTGGCTCCTCGGGCTGGGCTCGAACCAGCGACCTCGCGGTTAACAGCCGCGCGCTCTACCTACTGAGCTGCCGAGGATCGTGAGGCTTGCCCGGC